CATTACTGGCAGCCACATACGGTGTGTTACACCCTCTACTGTTACAGCCACATTAACTTCTGCTGTGTCATTAGTCATACCGTTCGGAGCGCCATACTCATAGGTAGAGTCGGGATAATGTTCCATCAGGGTCTGCCATGCCCAAGCCCATGATAGGTAGGTTAGCTTTCCTTTCTGTTCTACTTTAGCTGAACAGTCGATTGCGGACAGTGTTGCCCATACTGATTTTTTATTAGTCATTAGAGTGCTTCTCCTGTTGTAATTTTATGACGCTGAAAAAGAGCGTCCTTTGCTAACTGTATGCCTTCCACCACTGATTGTAACTCTTTAGCTTTCAGGTTATCGTGTTTATTTTTTGCTATCACAAAAGCCTCTGTCATTACTTCTTGCAAGTTTTCCACTAGCTCAATGGCATCTTCTAGTTCTGTTTTCATTAGTTAAATTCTCCTGCTGATTTCATTTGCTCAAAGACATAGCGGCTGCCATATCCAATGTCATAGGCGTTTGACTGCCCTTCTTTGTGTGGAAGACCCTGACGGCAATCATTGTCACCGCGATCAAGGTCTGTTAGGTGAAGCTCTTGCTCGAAAGTAAGAAGAAATTCAGATCGAGTTAGGTATCGCTCAGTGCTTATCATCTTATTCTCCTACCAAGTAGTATTCTGACACACTGCATTCTTCACCGAAGCGATTGCTCACTTTGATTCGAGTCGAGTCTATCTCGTATCCCTGCTGCTTTAGGTCAAAGATTCTGCTGGCTAACTGGGTCACTCCCAGTGATGAGAATGCCTCCAGCGATGTGATGGTGTTGCCACCTTTGAAGTGTTCGATAATTCTTTCACGTTGTCCCATGTTACTCTCCTTTAATTCCATGTTGCTTGTACATCATATCACGTTGCTTACTGCTTCGGGCATAGCGATCAATCATGCCTTGCATAAAGTAATCAACTTCCTTTCTATGTGCTTCCATCTTTTCCTTCTCATAATCCAAGTCTTCTTGGGTGGGTAGTGGTAGCAAGGGGCGCTTCTCATAGTTTTCCAGATCATCTGATCTGCCGCCAGTGATGTCACTCATAAAGCTATTGAAGCATTCGTCTGGGCTACTGGTTCTTGCGGGGTCTTCATCTCGATAGTTCATAGTTTCTTCCTCGTTGTTTGAGTTTGTAATTTACAGCAGGCAAATTATTATGTCAACACCTATTGCAAATTAATCATTCCGCAGTGGATGTATTCAGTAAGCAGATGGCTCCAGTATTCAGACTTGCTGCCAGTGGGGTAGTAGCTGGAGGTGCAAAATACTTTCTCACCAGAACCGCAAAAGATTTTTTCTGAATCTTCCGGCAAGAAGAAGTCTGTCTGATAGCAAACCCCGCAATCATCATGCTGCATATAGATGTCTGGGTTTATTTTTTTGACTGCCGCAAGGACTTGCTGTTTCGTAGCCATACATTACTCCTAATAATTTGCTTACATCAACCATTGTACAGATTTGTTTGCGAAAAGTAAAGACTGTTTTTTTATACAGTAGTCTGGTTTTTGCTATTTTACCAACACCTATTGCAAATGAATTTACCGATTGCTATTATGTCACCTCACTTAACAAAGGAACAAAGCATGAACATTATTAAAGCGTTATCTTTTTATATGGAACAGCAGGGCTGGACTAAAGCAGAGCTTAACCGCCAGTCTGGCGTGAACCTGGCAACCATTAGCCTAGTAATGAACGGTCATCGAGGCGCATCATTAACTACTATGAAGATGTGGTCAGACAGCTTCGGTATTAAGTTGAGCGAGTTTGTAGCAGCAGGAGAATAGTATGGAGAAGAAAGGGTACTTCGCAATCATCCCTGCATCTGTCAGATACGATAAGCGTTTACCTGCTAATGCCAAGCTACTCTATGGTGAGCTAACTGCTCTGTCCAATGAGAAGGGATACTGCTGGGCTGGCAATGATTACTTCGCTGGTTTGTATGAAGTTAGCAAGACATCGGTGAGCAAGTGGGTAAGCGCATTGAAGGATGCAGGTTACATTCAGATCCAACTTGAGTATGCAGAGGGTACTAAACAAATCTTACATAGGTATATAAGAATAGTTAAAGACCCTATTGAAGAAAAGTTACATACCTCTATAACAAAAGTTAATGACCCTATTGAAGAAAAGTTAATAGATAATAGTACATCTAATAATACATCTAATAATACAATGAATAAGGGGGTTATCACCCCAGAAAAAAAGGTAAAGAAGTCGTTCGTTAAACCAACTCTTACCGAAGTCATTGATTACTGTAATGCAAGTCAGGCTAACATAGACCCACAGGGGTTCCTTGATTTTTATGACAGTAAGAACTGGATGATCGGCAAGAATAAGATGAAGGACTGGCAGGCGTGTGTTAGGACTTGGAAGCGCAAGGAAGCTGATAAGAATAGAGAACGCCATGAAATGATTAAGGCCAAGCAAGACAAGCAGAACGAGCAGCTTAGAAACAGAACCATTGAACACCAGCTAACTGATACAAGCTGGGCAGATTAAACTAGGAGAAGAAAATGAGAGCAAGAAAATACGAGATGAAACCAACCCCAATGGGAGCAGGTCGTGACCATCCCAACACCAGACTGATTAGGTGGGTAGGTGATCGCACTGATCTGGGTCTGGTAAAGAATGAGACCTACACTTGGGCAGAGCTAGGCGCGGCAGTTGGTATTGTTGCCAGTAGTATGCGAGGCCGAGTGAGAGGGGAACCTGAAGTGTGTGACCGCCACATGTGGGCTAATGGTGAACGCAAACCCAAGGAAGAGTGGGGCATCACTACTATTGTCAGGTGCGAGAGCAAGGCAGATAAAATCTCACAGAAATACTTGAGGATGAAGCTATGATTAAAGATCAGATTGAGTTAGTCGAGCTGTGTGCAAGCTATTACCTTAGCAGGAAACTTGCTGACCGATGGTATGACTGCATTATTGAGGAACCACATGATTTCTGGAAGTTTATAAAGATGACCTGTTATGACGAACACTGCGAGAGAAAGCCTGAAGCTGTCTGGTGGGACATAATCTACATGGCAAAAGATTTGAATGTAAAGCTGGGGCTGGGATTTGATATGAGAGGTATCCGATGACTCAGGGTGATTACGTTAAGATCAGCTCGACCACTGAAGTTGATGCCAAGATGAAGCACCTAGAATCCAGGATTAGGGGGTGGAACTACCAGTCACCACTCACCATCAAGCTGATGCCATTCACTGACCCCACTAGCCTTAGTCAGGATGCCCTGTTCAACATCTGGTGCAGGGAGATTGCCGACCAGATGAAGAAGAAAGCACCTGAAGCAGACGCTGAAGCATGGAAGTTGTGGCTCAAGCATAAATTCCTTGGCACATACGCTGTAAAGGTGGGCAGGGAGAAGATAGAGGGGCAGGTCTATGCTACCCCAAAGGGCAAAGCTAAGATGGCTACATTCATGCATAGCGTGCTCGTGTATGCAGATGATAAATTGCGTGTTAGACTCAGCGTACCTAGAAACTCAGAGTATGTGAGAGTCCGACAAAATGAGCTTGAAAAAGAATCCAAACAGAAAGCCAAGGAAGAGAGAGACAATATCAAGCCTGATGGAAAAGGCAGCAGTAGACCTGCAAAAGCTCGTTCGCCTGAAGGGGAGCAACAGTGGGGGCTTCTCTAGGTGTGTGACCTGCAAGAAGTGGGTTCACTACAAGAACTGTGACGCTGGGCATTACCTAAGCCGCAGGCATCTCAGGCTCAAGCTGTATGAAGGCAACATAGCGATCCAATGTAAAGGCTGCAATATGCGGATGGGCTGCCCCACTGTTCACGATGAGTACCGCACCTATATGTATGATATGTACGGAGTTAGAAGGGTGAAGGCCATGAAGCGATTAACCAAGTGGTCTAAACCTAAGTTTACTATGGAGCAAGTGAAGCAGTTCAGGAAAGAAGTGAGAGCTGAAATTAAAATTCAACTGAAGAGGTTAGGCGAATGATTCAGGAACAAACCCCATTTATTCAGATAGTGTTTGAAGAGCTTGAAGAGTATGGACTATACGACCAGAAGCTAAAGCTGTACAACTTTT